GATGCGGATTCAGAAATTTTTAGGGCCATAAACTACCTGTTGAATCTTCCGACGACCCATTCCCATGCAGCTTTTATTTTGTCCCAAACTTTGCAACAAATTGCTTTACATTTATTAATCATGTTTTTTCTCCTCAATTTCGTAAAAGAAGTCATCAGTATCTGCTGTCTTCCATTTACTTGTGTTTTCTACATTCCATTCAGATGTCTGCACTTTCCAATCTGGGGTGTTATTCTTCACTGTGAAAGAAGGTATGTCCCATATACATCTATTATTTGGTTGTGCTGCATAGTTCCCATCGTCTAGGGCTATGATGTGAGCACATTTGTGCTCGTGCGGTATCTCTGAATGATCCGTATCTAGAATATTAGGCTCTGGGTGAGCAAAGTCAACAGTAAATAAGTATTTACCAGGGTGCCATTTTTTGTCTTTTCCTATGTATTTACCAGCTTGTGCTTCTAAAATATCCCAAGAATGAACAGAAGGATAATAACTGAAACAATTCCAAAGCTGAAGCTCGTCCAGTCTACGCCTAGGTACATCGGTAGGTTTGAAACCACGTTGGATAAAAGCCGTGATAGGTAGTCTATAAAAGATCGCACCATTTTCCATGATAGCGTGAAAAAGAAGAGACTTGCCCGTAATGGAACTAATGCCAAAGATAATGCAATCTTCAACTTCACCATGATGACTCTTAAGATCATAGAGATATTCTCTCCTGATTTGTGCATATTCTACTGGTATGTTTGCATTTAAGTAAGCCATAATTAATCATAAATATCACCCCAAGTTTTACCTGATTCATAATCAACTTTATTGGGAACTTCCAAACTAACAGCATTCTCCATAATATCAATTATTTTATTTGCCGCGTCATCAGATTCAACTGAGATGTCCAACTCATCATGTATTTGTATATGTGGAACCACACCCTCTTTATATAAATCTACCATGGCTTTCTTTGTCATGTCAGCTGCAGATCCTTGTATTAATTTATTAAGAGCTTTGTAAGTAAATGCTCTTCTAATTCTACCTCTGCCATAAGTTCTATCAGCTTCTTCATAATCCATAGGTTTGTGCATACCAAACTGAGCTGGTTCCCATTTATTAAATCTACATCTACGTCCTAATAATGTGCCGATAGATCCAGATGTTTGAGCTGTCTTTGATGTGTAGTTCATCAAATCTCTAACAAAAGGCACATTAGTATGGTAAGTATTAAATAACTCTTCAGCTTCTTCTTTCGTATTTAATCCTAATTCTGCTTGTAGTTTAGCTTTACCCATGCCATAGAAAAGACCCAAATTGATCGTCTTTGCTTGTGTCCTAGATATGTTTGCCATGTCTGCAACCGTTTGATGAAAGTCAACACTGTTGTCTTTAAATTTATCTACAATACTTGCTACAGAATTATCAAAACATATCGGCTCTGTTGTTGCAGCATAATGCACTACAAGTCTTGGCTCTTGTTGACTGTAATCAAAACATCCCCACTTATGATTTTTTTCCGGTATAAACAACGATCTAATCATAGGACCTAGATCTTTATTTCTCGCAGGTATTTGTTGTAGGTTAGGATTAGAATAACTGAATCTTCCTGTAACTGTGCCGCCTTGATCTGATCTAACAGGGTTTATATCCGCATGTATTCTACCTCTGTGTTGATGTTTTAATATCGTATCTATAAAAGTTGTGTGTGCCTTGTTTATCTCTCTAGCCTTTGCTATACTTTGAACTACAGGATGATTATGTGTGGAAAGGAAATTTTTTGTAAATGAAGGTGACTGTGTTTTCTCGGTTCTATGGTAGGATAAGGAGAGTTTGTCAAAAACTTTGGCGATCGATCGTGCTGCCCATATTTGAACATCTATTCCTGTTTGTTTTTTTACTTCTGATAGGAGTAACTCTTCCTGTTGTGATAACTCTTGCTTCAATTTATGAGCACGTTCGACATCGACACACACCCCTTTAAATTTCATATCAACTAAACATGGAAATAGTTGTGTCTCCAAATCAAAAATGTTTGTAAGATTTTGCTTTGTTATCTCTCTCGATAAAACTTTAAATAATTCTAATGTAAGTTCAGCATCTTTTTCTGCATAACTTCCAACATACATTGCCGGTAATTTATATAATTCTTTTTTAGGATCTATACCCCAAGATTCTGCAGCCTCTTTCAAAGCTTTTTCATCTTTTACCTCTCTTAAATAATCATATGATATACTATTTAACGTATACCACAGTCTGTTTTCATCTACTAAAGATGCCATAACCATGGTATCCATAATATGTCCGTTAACAGGAATACCATATGCTTTTATCCAACATACATCATACATTGCGTTGTGAAAAATCTTTACAGCATCCGTTGCACAAACTTTCTTAAACCATTCTAAAACAATTCGTCTATCCATGTTACCACCACCTTCGTGTGCTATTGGATAATAACCAGACCAACCGTCTACAGCTACAGCAACACCAACTATTTCACCGTGACCTTGTATTGCACCAGATCCTTTTGATTTAAGATCAGGATCTTTAGTTTCTAAGTCGATTGCAATATATTTTGCTCCAGATAAATCTGGAAAACTTTCAGGACAATCCCATTCTATTTGCGCTGTAAACATTATTTCTTTTTATCTTTTAACTTAAGTATCTCTAACTCACAATAGTGAATTATTTTCTCTAGATCTTCTATCTTATTTTTAGATAAATATCTACAGACATATTTCACAACACAGCCCTGAAAGAACGAGAGGTTATTTTTTGAAATAAACTCATACGGCTGTATGTGAAAATTTTTATAATGTGAACCTCCTACCTGCCTTGATTGTGGAAATGCTGACTCCAGGTCGCTTTTGTTTGTCATATTATTGGTCCTCCTATGTTATATTGATATTCATAATCTTGATTGGTTATGAATAGTTTTTCTTTTGCTCTTGTTATACCTACAAAAAAAGTTCTATGTTCTGGATCAGAATCTTTCTGCGCTGATTCATAGATGATTCTTTCTAAATCTGTAAACAAAACAACGTTATCACACTCTTCACCTTTTACACTATGTATTGTAGATAATTTTATTCTTGCAGGTTTCATTAGATCATCACCGTTTTTTAGAATGGTTCTAATGTAGATTTTACTGTTTTCTGGAAAGTTCAATGTTTCCCAGCCCCCCGCTGCTCGCAACCCGTGGTGTTCTCTCAGTCCTTCAATATTGATCGAGTCAATAGTTTCTAGAGTCTTGCCACCTGCATAACCTCGTATTAAATGCCCTTGTTTGACTGTCAAATATTCCCATAAATCTTTTACTTCATCTTTACTTACAGAAGCACCTTGATTAAGTCTTACCCAAGTTCTATATGCGGTTAACATTTTATTAGGTAATAATTCTTGAGCTTTAGAATCAAATCTTAAATTTAAATCGTACAAATGTTCTCGTAGTCTCTCCATCATTTTATTTGTTCTAGTTAATATCATCCAGTTCTCTTTCGATAAATCTAGTGAAAAAAAATCTACGTTATAAATAACTTTACCATCAGCATCTCTTGGCTCCCACTTTTTAGCTAGACGAGTTGTCATGTGAGGGAAAATAGATTCTGCTAACTTGTGTATCTTACGAGGAACTCTACGCGATTGTATCTGTGGATCTAAGTGTCCTTTTAAATCTATAAATATATTTGGGTCTGCACCTTGAAACGTATAGATAGTTTGATCATCATCCCCTGCAATGTATGAACGAGCACACTTACTTTCTATGTAAAAGAACATGTCCCACTGCAGAGGACTCAGATCTTGGGCTTCATCGAGGAAAACACAGTGTAGTGGTGGACACTTATCCTCCTCGACAAACTTGGAAATCATATCAGAATATTCAAACATACCTGTGGTATCTTTGTATTTTTCTAAGTCTGCATAGATTTGTTCGGTTAACCAGATATCTACGCTGTAATGTAAATCAAGTTCTACAGCAGCATCAGCTAAAGACAGCTTTTTATTTCTGGCATATTCTATAATCTTCATGTGAGAGTTTTTGTATTGTGGATATCCTGATTCGTTAATGTAACTTTCAAAAGATAGGTCAGCACATATGTTTGAAAAGTTTTTAAAACCTTTCCACTTCTCTCCTTTTAATAAATGAGAAGAAGTATTTAATTGTAATTCTCTACTACCAAGAGCATGCATAGTGCTTACAATTATTTTATCATTTGTAATTCTTTTTTTAGCTTCATTAGCTGCAGCGTTACTAAATGCTATGTATGCAATCTTTTCAGGGATTGTTTTAACTAGATTTAATTCGTTATCTAATAGCTCCATAAGTCTATGTGTTTTACCCGTGCCTGGTGGACCAGGGATAATTATTCTACGCAAAAGGTGGCTCCTTCATTTTTGTCTTTCTCACAATAGGTTTGTTAACTTCTTGTTGTTTTACAGCGATATATCTAACACTTTTGTTATTTATTTTACCTGGAATCTCTTCTGCTGCAAATAAAGTTTCTAACATTCTAGCAGTTTTAGCTTTTGTATATTTCTTTGTGTCCCAAAGTTTTGTCCTTACCATATATTTCCAAAAGTCTTTATATTTAAAATAACTTACTTCACCCTCTGTAAAAGATAATCCACGTAATATATCTCCCCAATCTTTACCAGGTATCTTGGTTGTGTAATCGACCAGTAATTCTTTAAGCTGTACATCTACTTTTGTAGACTCTGGAGCTTCTATTGGTATCGTATCTTTTAATAATTTGTTTATTGCCTTTCTCCAAATTAGTTTACCAACTGGTGGCATTGCTTGATTAATTTGTTCTAAACATTTGAGAGAAAATCTATCTGGCTCATGTAAGTCTTGTGATTCTACTTCTACTTGCTCATCACCTATCGTTACATAATACAAAGGTGGGTCAGAATCATATTTTTGTATTTCTTTTATTTCTGTTTCAGGCACACCATCACCCACACCATACTCTTGCATGACACATTTTTTAGAATTACAATAAGATGCAATAGGTTCATCTTTACATTTGTAATTATACTCTTTACCATCAATAGACTTAATTAATGTATCTACTTCTTTTTTATCTAGTGGTGGTTCACAATATGCATCATTATATTTAAAAAGTTCTCGGTCCCATGTATCAGGAAATCTTTTTTTACAATACACACCAAAATTATAAAGTGCATTGTTTCTTTGACCGTTGGGTATTCCTTGTTTTGCGATTGTAACCAAACATGGTGGCGCACCTTTGAGTAGATTGTCAACTACTTTTTCTTCTTGAATAGACAATTTAGATAATTGATCTTCTGTTAGTTTTAGTTTATTATGCGCTTCAAAAAATTGATATATATCCATCGCTGACCCATCATCTTTGATTCCGT